GCCGTTCAGGCGCGGTCTCGGCTCGCCGCCGGCATGTACAACTGGATGGCCCCGCCCGACAAAAGGTGGTTCGAGCTCAAGCCCCAGTCGGACGAGCTCGCCAACGACGAGGAGGTCAAGGACTACTTCGCCGAGGTCACGAAGATCCTCGGGCTCGCCATGGCAAATTCCAACTGGCCGAGCATCCTGACCGACCTTCTGAACGAGCTCGCCTGCGGCATCGATGCCATCGTCTATTGCGAGGACGGCGAAGGCGAGCAGATTTTGAACTTCCGCCGCTTCCCCATCGAGGAAGTCTGCTTCGCCGAAAACGCCCGGCGCGAGGTCGATACCTTGTACCGCGAATTCGAGATGACCAGTCTGCAGCTCGTTCAGGAGTTCGGCCCCTGCCCCGCCGTCCCCGAGATCGCCGAGGAAGCGGCCGACCCGCGAAGATCGGACGCCAAGCGGAAGATCCTGCACGCGATCTTCCCGCGGAGCATCCGCGACGCCCGCCTCGCCGATAAGCAGAACATGCCGGTCGCCGACGTTTGCATCGACCTCAAGACGAAGACGATCATCCACGAGGGCGGCTTCAGGGAACTCCCCTTCGCCGTCTGCCGCTTCGAACGGTCCAACAACGAATCCTACGGGCGCGGCCCCGGCGTGAACTTGCTGCCCGACATCAAGATGCTCTGCCGGATGCGGCAGGCGTACATCGTCGCGGACGAAAAACAGGCCGACCCCTCGTGGCTCGTCCCGGACGGCAGTCTCGTCGAACGCAATTTCAACCGCGACCCCGGACAGCTCATCCCCTACAAGCCCGACCTCAACGGCTCCAAGCCCGAGGTCGTGCCGAACGCCGTCAATCTGGGGCAGCTGCAGCGCGACATCGACGCGGAACGCGAGCGCATCAAGCTCGGTTTCTACTGGGACATCTTCGACCCGCTCGGCGACTTGAAGCAGATCACCGCCACCGAAGCGGAGATCCGCAACGAAGGCAAACTGATCCCCTTCGCCCCCATCGCCGGGAATCTGCACAACGAGCTCTTCCGGCGCGTGATCTACCGCGCGTACGGCATCGCCGCGCGGCGCGGCGTCCTGCCCGAGATCCCCGAAAAGCTCATGTCGGCCCCCGATTATCAGGTCGAATTCGTCTCCAAGATCGCGCTCTCCATCAAAAAGATCGAATCCTTGGGCTGGCTGCAGACCGAGGCCGCCATCGCCAACATGGCGCAGACCAACCCCGATATCCTCGACAACTTCGACGCCGACCTCATCACCCGCGAAATGGCCGCCGCGAACGGCTGCCCGCCGGGGTGGATCCGTCCCGTCAAGGAACGCGACCGGATCCGCGCCGAACGGGCGCAGGCGCAGCAGCAGCAGGCCGCCGCGCAGGAGCTGCTCGACGGTGCCGGAGCGCTCGGCGGCAACCTCGGCAAGGCCCCCGAACCGGGCAGCCCGCTCGACGCCGTGATGCAGGGACAAGGAGTGTAACCCATGGCAAAACGCACGAAAGAACAAATCCAGGCGTATTTCCAGCGGACGTTCTGCATGTTCGACGAGGGAAAAGTCACGCTGCAGGAGCTGGAGGATTTTGTCGAGTTCGACCGGGCGGAGTTCTGTTCCGACCCCACCAAGGCCGCGTATCTGCAGGGACGCAGGAGCGTCGTCTGCTGGATCCACAACATCATAAAAGGAGAATAAAACAACACCACACGGACAAGGGCACGGACAAACACACAAAAACAAATTTTTGCGAGCTTTGCGACGGTGGGGCGCGTTTTGCGCCCGGAGCGAGTGAAGGAGTGCACCGACCGTGCTCGACCGAACGAGCGACCAGCAAGGCGCGCAGCCAACAAGCAAGGAGAAGCAAAAAATGAAGTACACCAAGAACGGAAACGAGATCTATTCCGAAAAGGGCAAGCTCGTCGCCACGTTGGACGCAGACGGCAACCCCGTCTTCGCGCAGGGCATGGCGGGCGCGCACTATGCGGGCGTTCACGCTTTTCTGGCAGAGCAGCCGAAAACCGCCCCCGACGCGCCGCCCCCGATGCCCGAGATCGAGGAAGCGGACGGAGCGCCGGAGACGGAAAAGCCCGAACCCGCGACTGCCGAGGTGAAACCCGAAAGCGAGGGCATGACCTTCTACGGCCCCAACGCCTCCGCGCTGCCGAAGGCCAAAGCAGTCAAGACCGCCGAAGCTCCCGCGACCGACGCCGCGCGGATCGTCGCCGACATCCCCGACGCCGCGCTGCCGCCGTGGGATCCCGAACACGGCAAGGACACTCCCGGCTTCCGCGACTGGGTGAAGTTCCACAAAATGACGCCGGAGCAGGTATTCTATCTCGTCCGGCGGCTCGAGAACCGGAGGAAGTAAGCCATGGAAGAAACCAGGACCATCCTCGGCGGCGAAAACGAAAATCCGGACGACGGCGTGGTGAAAAACCCCGTCGTCACCGACGACGGCGGCAATCCGGCCCCGCAGCCGACGCCGCCCGCCGAATACGACTACTCCAAGATGATCGTCGGGCACGGCGGCTTCGCCGACGACTGGCGGGACGGCCTGCCCGAGAGCATCCGCAACGAAAAGTGTCTCGATTCGATCAAGACCGTCGGCGCGCTCGCCCAGAGCTACGTTCACGCGCAGAAGTCGATCGGCGCGAACAAGGTCGCCATCCCCGGCGAAAACGCGACGCCGGAGGAGCTCGACGAGTTCTACAAGGCGCTCGGTCGCCCCGACAAGGCCGAGGACTACGAGAGCGACAAGATCGAACTCCCCGAAGGCGTGACCCTCGATACCGACGAGGTGAAGAAGTTCCGCGACTTCGCCTTCGAGCACGGCATCAGTCAGAAGGTGTTCGAGGCGGCGCTCAAATTCGACATCGAGCGCGTGCAGAACCAGATCGCCGCCGAAAACGCGCGCGCCAACGCCGAATACGAGGAGACGCTCGGCAAGCTGCAGTCGGAGTTCGGCGGTCGGGCGCAATCCGTCGTCGCCCAGTGCAACAAGGCCATGCAGACCTTCGGGTTGACCGAGGTGCTCCGCGATCACGGCTTGCTCAACAACTACACCGTCATCAAGGCGCTGGCCGGGATCGGCGAACGGATCAGCGAAAGCCGTCTCCACGGCGAGGCGGGCAACCCGGTCGATCCGCAGACCCGCATCAACGAGATCATGGGCAACCCGAAGGATCCCTACTACGACCGCGAGCATCCGAATCACGCCGCGCGCGTCGCCGAAGTCCGGCGGCTGCTCGGGGAGAAGAGCGCGGCAGAAAAAAAGTAACCCTTTCCCAACTCCGCTCCGGGCGAACGCTTTTCCATTGGCGTTCATACCCCCCGGAGCTCTTTTTTTGTCACGGAAATATTTGAAACGGCGTTTTGCTACATTATCCCCAGACAAAAAGCCAAGGGGCAATCCTCCCACGGATCCGGCGGCTTCATGGTCAGCGGCTGCGGGCGCGCACCGCTAATGATCCGGGCAGTTCCGGGCAATCATGAAGTACACGCAGATCACGGCCTTTTGCGACGCCCTGCGGATGCAGGACGACGCGACGGGCAAGGCGGCATGATGGAGCATACCAAACGTATGTGACCGAATAACGCCGCCGCGCGGCGCAAGTAATGCGCCGCAGGAGGAAGCAAAAAAATGGCTGAACTCGACAAAAATGTCGTCCGGCAGTACGGGGCGAACGTCTACCGTCTCGCCCAGCAGAAGGGGAGCATCCTGCGCCCCTACGTCCGCATCGAGGAAATGAAGGGCGAAAAGCGTCACTTCGAACGCGTCAAGCCCACGACCGCGGTGCGCATCACCTCGAAGTACCAGCAGACCCCGCTGATCCACACCGAATTCGACCGGCGCACGCTGCACGCCCAGGAATTCGGCTGGGGCGACATGATCGACTGGCAGGACGATCTCAACATCCTGATCGATCCCACCTCGTCCGTCGTCGAACAGGGCATGAGCGCGCTCGGCCGCGTCATCGACGAGATCATCATCGCCAACGGCTTCGACGGTTACGCCTACGAGGGCAAGGACGGGCTCACCCCCGTCGCGTTCCCCGAGACGCAGAAGATCGCGATCACCGTCGGCAGCAACGACGCCAGCAGCGTCGGGCTCACGTACGAAAAACTGATCCGCGCGCGGAGCATGTTCGGCAAGGCCGACATCGACCTCGACGACCCCGCCAACGAACTCTGCATCGCCGTCACCCAGACCCAGATGGACGACCTCGCCCGCTCGGTCGAACTCGGCAACCGCGACTACGAGGCGATCCGGGATCTCTACGTCGGCAAGACGAACAAGTTCCTCGGCTTCACCTTCGTCCGCTGCAACAAGCTCACGAAGTCCACCAGCGGCGGCGGCTACAGCCGGAAGTGCGTCGCGTGGTGCAAGTCGGGCGTCATCCTCGCGCTGCCCCAGGACATCAACATGCAGATCTCGACCCGCGACGACATGTGCTACAACTGGCAGGCCTTCGGCAAGCTCAAGGGCGGCGCGACCCGCATCGAGGACGAAAAGGTCATCCAGATCTTCTGCTACGAAGACGCAGTGTAAGGAGGTACATCATGAGTGAACTCAACGGCAATCTCTACACCAAGCAGACCGCCGATCAGGCGGCGAAGTACCTGCCCAACGAGGCGGGCGGCAAGATCCGCGTCGCGCGCGACGTGATCGTGCTCGCTTCCGGCGCGGCGGTCGGTGACACCATCAACCTCTTCAAGCTGCCCTGCGGCGCGCGGCTGCTCGAAACGAGCGAACTCCGCATCGCCTCGGGCGGGCCCACCGCCAGCACCACCATCCAGGCGGGCGACGCCACGAGCGCCGCGCGGTATCTCGCCGCCGTCGCCCCCGGCGTTTCCGGCGGCACCGTGAAACTGGACGCGCTTCAGTTCACCTCGGGCGGCTACGTCGTCACGAGCGGCAACGAGACGGTCAGACTGACCGTCTCGGGCGGCGTGCTGTCGAGCGGCACCGTGATCGGCATGCAGCTCGAGTACGTCGACTACTGATCCACCCCCCCCGCCGGGGGGGGGGGGGGCCCCCCGCCCCCCCCCCCCCCCCCCCCGGGGCCGAAAAAGGAATGAACACAGGGAAAAAGGAGAGAAAAG